GCCTGAAAGGTTTTCAGGCTGCCTGTGGGTTAAAAGTTGGTGGCGAAGTTGCCGCCGCGGCGGCGGCTGACGGCGCTGTAACTGCTGCCGTTGCCGGGCTTGGCTTCGGCGGGTGCGGGGTCGGGCGGTGGCTCGGTTTTGGGCTCGGCAAACAGCTCGGCCTGCAGCAGGGCGTTTTCCATGAGCGCCCATTTGGCGGCGCTCATGGTGTGGGTGCCGAGGCTGCGGGCGGCGTGCAGTGCATAGACTTCGCAGTCGAGCGCTTCGTTGCGCACGCCTACTTTTTTCTGCCACACTTTTTTGTGTTTGTTGAGCCGGCTGGGCACTTTTATCTCGCTTAACAGCTGGCCGCAGTAGTCGGCGCGCACGCCGCGGTAAAAGTGTATGCGCCCGGGGCCGCTGCCGGTGAGGTTGATGCGGGCGTGCTCGTCGATCAGCAGGTCTTTGGCTTTGCCGACGCCGACGCTGTACACCTGCACGCCGTATTTGTCGGCTTTGGTGTTGCGGTGTTTGAGGTCGATGGGGCGCGGCTTGCTGAAAATCTCTTTGTCGGGGTTGGAGCTGCCTTTGACGGCGAGCACGGCGACGCGCTTGTTGCGGACGCTGCGGACAAAGTGATAGACGGCATCGGAGGTGGTGCCGTCGGAGCTGTCGATGCTGACGGCGGCAATCTTCATGGCGGCACCGGTTTCGGAGCGGTAGGCAGCCTGAAAAACCATCTCGGCCAGCTTTTTCCAGACATCGGAGGCGCGGTCGATGGTGTTGCCGTGGATTTCGCCCCACCAGACGAGCCAGCTTTCTTCGCCGCGGCCCCAGGCGCGGATGATGACGGCGAGCCGGTCGTGCTGGACGTCGACGCCCATTGTGAGCAGCAGGCCGCCGCGCGGGATGGTGTTTTCGGCGTAGTCTTCGGCGCGTTCGGACAGCTCGTCTTCCTGCACGCCTTCGCTTACCATCTCAAAGGGGATGCCCATTGAGGAGTTGACAAAGGCGATCATGGCGGCGATTTCGCCGTTTTCGGCTTCGTGGCGGGCGGTCAGCCATTTTTTCATCAGCTCGGCGAATACGGAGCCGGGAAAGGGGCTGTACAGCTCGTTGAGGTAAAAGCCGGCGGTGCCGTGGAAAGGGGCGGTGGCCTGCCACCAGCCTTTTTTGACATTGCGATTTTTCTGCATGTCGTTCCACACGCTGCCGCAGTGGGGGCAGACGTAGTAGGCGGTTTCGGGCAGTTCTTTGCCAAATATGGGGTGGTTGCCGTGCGGGTCGCGGTCGCAGCGCAGGTTGTCGAAACTCAAAACATGGGCTTCGCCGCAGTCGTGGCAGGGCACCATGCCGACGCGCTTGTCGCTTAATTCCATCTCGGCGGCAATGGTGGAGACGCCGGCAATGGTGGGGGTGCCGCCTAAAACGATTTTGGGGCGGCGGTAGGTTTTGGTGCGCTCTTTGGCGAGCTTGATGCTGTCGCCTTGGCCGCGCAGGTTTAGGTTGCAGTCGTCGGGCTCTTCGACGCAAACGATCGGCACAGGGCTGGATTTGACGCTGGCGGGACTGTTGGAGCCGACGAGCTTTAAAAAGCCGCCGGGGAATTTCTTAAACAGCTGCCGCTGGCCGGCGACGCGGGCGCGGGTGTCGATTTTGCCCTGCAGGGCGGGGGTGGCTTCGACCATCGGGGTGAATTTCTCGTCCATGTACTCCTTGGCGGCGCCTTCTTTTGGAAACAGCACAAGGATGGGCGCGGGGGCGGTGTCGATGGTTTTGCCGAGAAAGTTGCCGAGCACACCGCTTGTCCAGGCGACCTGCGCGGATTTTTGGCAGCAGATGACTTGGACATTGGGATCGTCGAGTGCGTCCAGCGGGCTGTTGTCCCACTCGAGATAGGGGGTTACCGACAGGGCGTATTTGCCGGGTCGGGCGGCTTCGATGCTGGAGAGGTAGCGGTATTTGTTCGCCCAGTCGCGAGTGCGGACTTTTTCGGGCGGCGCCCATTTGGCAACGGCCTGCCGCATGACGCGGCGGGCGGTGTCAGCCATCTGCTGCTGCATCGCTTGGTAACTGGTCTGCATCTTGGTCGTCCTCTGCGCCGTAGTTGGCGAGCTTTTCGAGCGCGCGGTTGATGTGGGCGGCAATGGTGTCGGGGTCGATGTCGGCGCCGGTAATGGCGGCAAGCTCGGTGGCTAGGGCGTCGGGCAAAGTCAGAAATTCGGTGCGCGCGGCTAGGATGTGGTCGCCCCACATGCGTTCGAATAAGGCGGCAGGGGCAAGCTCGCCAGTGCGCTCTTTGATGTCTAGTTCGATGGCGTCGGCTTTGAGCCGGTCGAGCCGGTCGCGCGGCTTCTCTTTGTGCAGACGCTCGATCTCGCGTTGCACTAACCAGCCAATCACGGCGCGGGTGTCGTATTCGTTGGCCTGCCCGCGATTCTCGGCATAGCCTGCAACAGGCATGCCCTCTTTCTGCCAGTCGGTCAGGCTCCTTTCGCTTATGCCTAAAATCTCGGACAGTTGGCGTTTGTTTACCAGCATGGTCTGTCCTTAAGCTGTTAAAACTGCAAACAAAAAGGCTGCCGGCAAAGGCAGCCTGAAAGGGAGTAAGGAAGCTAAGGAACGCTCCCGCTTCACACAAAACGGGGTTCGAATTTCCCGCGTTTCGATCGGGTGGCGGAGTACCTTTTCGCTTCGCTTCGCTCGTTTTGGCGGACTGGGCTAGCGGGCTGTCCGCAAGGCCTGGGCGAGTGCCCGGCCAAACTCACGGCTCAGGTTGTCGTCGACCACCCGCTGGGCCACACCGTAGTAATCCAGCTTCTGCCGGTAGGACGGCGGCCGCACAAACTTCAGCACGCACTTCCAATTTTTCTTACCCGCCATGCGCTGGTAGATACCCGGGGCGCGATGCCCCTGCCGTTCGCGGATGGCGACATAAACAAAGCCGCGCTGGCTGGCACGTCCGCGTCTGCCCTGCGTACCGCGAGCCAGCGATTCCCTGCGGCGGTCGGACATATTCGCCAGATATCCCATTTCCGGAAACGCCCGGAAGTAAGACAAGATTTGCACAATCTGCCCGCGGCTCATATTGCCGTAAGCGTCCTTTTTGGCAGACTTGCCCGGCACCGCAAAGCATCCGGCCGGCATCACCCGCGCCGCGATCAGCGCCTTTTCAAAGCGTTTCAGGTTACGGCTGCCGCCGTCGATTTCCGGCAGCAGGTATTTTTCCGCCGGCGTCCCCTTACCTGCAAAGTATTTCAGCCACACTTGCGCCGAGGGCTTCGACTTATCCGGCCGCTTCGGGTTGATTTCCAAGCTGTTGAGCGTGTAAGGCGTCGGACGGTCGAACTTCCGCCGCATCTCTTCTTTTTCCGCCTTGATGATTTTCTTGGCCACACGGAAAGTCGAGAGCGCCGAAGCAAAAGGAATCTGCTCACGCTGCAGCAGCGTCAGCCGGCGGATAGTCCGCTCCACATCCACCCGCACCGTAATATCCATAATCCGCCTGCAAAACGAAAGGGCAGCCTGAAAAGGCCGCCCCTTGAGTTTGATGATTAACTGTTTCAGAGTTACGCCGCCGCCGTGCAGACGCACGAACAAACAGCGTGCCATAATTGCACCACAGAGTAGGACATCGCGTCAAGACATTTTTTTCAGCAGCCACACCACTTCCGGGTGCGACGCCATACGGAAACGCGCCCGCGTCAGCGTTTTGCGGTAGCAGTCCAGCGACTTACCCAGATACGCCGCCTTGTCCGCCTGCAGGCCGACCGCGCGGTATTCCGCCCACACCACCCGCCGCATCTGTTCCGGCATCGCACACAGCAGCCGGTCGATTAAAGACGCCGCCGCATCGCCGTCCACCCCGTAGGGCAGTTGCGACGCCGCATCCGCAGCCGGCATCAGCGTCTCCCCCGCCATCAGGCGGTTAAAACGGCTGCCCCCGTATCCGAGGCCGCCGTCATCCCTGCGGGCAGACCAGTCCGCCCAAAACTCGATCAGATTGTCGATAGTCATCAAATCCCATACCAAACCGCCGTACAGAATCCCTGATAGCCCCGTCATGCGGGGCTTTAATTGTGTACCGATTATACAATAATCAAACACTTACAGCAAAGAAAACCGCAGTTTCAGGCAGCCTGAAAACCATCGCGGGGCAAAACTTCACAAACTTCACAAATGTGAACTTTCCAAACCGCTCTCCAGCCCTTTATCCATGAGGCTTTGTGAAGTTTGTTAATGGTGTGAAGTATAAAAATACGCGCATGGATTGCATAAACTTGTCGGATAAACAGAAATGGGGCAAACGGGCAAAACAAAAGCGCGCGTACTTGCGTACACGCGCGGGAGAAAAACCGTTCACATCGTTCACAAACTTCACAAAGCCGCATGGATACTGGCTTTCAGGCAGGCCGAAAAACATCACATTTGTGAACTTGTGAAGAAAATCACATATCATCGCGCCCGACCAGCTCGTTTACCGCATCGCGAAAGTCGATTACCTGCGAGCCGGTAAAGTCCATTTCCGCCACTCCGTCCGGCGCACGAACATCCGGCCGGCGGAAAATCGGATTTTGATAAGCCTTGTCCGGATTGGGGCTGTGTGGCAAACGCCACCAGCGCACCGCCCGCGGCATCTTGGTCGAGATATGCTGCAAAAATTTAGGCTTGCTGTACTCGCGCTCGTTATTCTGCCGGCACCACCACTTATACAGCCGCCACACATCACCCGTAATCGCCGAGCAGTAAGGCACGCCTTCGATTTCGCCGGCCGACCACTCCTTAAAAAAGGTCTGCCAGCTAAAGAGCCCGTAGCTTACCACATTGCGCTTGGCGTCGGTAAGCGGCGGCTGCGTATGCGGATCGAAAGGCACGGGAAAGTCCGTCTCCGCAATCACTGCCTGCCGGGTCTTGTCTTCCGGCTGCACATAATAATAGTCCAGCTGCAGCGGCAGGCAGCGCAGCAGCGCGAAAAACTGCGCGATGCCGCCGTTGCCGATCTCTTCCTGTACACGGTTTTTCAAATCTTCGCCCAGCTTGGCGCGCGGCCACACCACAAAATAGCGCCGGTCGTTCTCTTCTATTTTAAACGGCTGCGCTTCGTTGCTCAAAAATACGCAGTTTATATGGTTGGCTTCTTCGTAGCTGTCCACAAATTTCCGCTCGACCCGCTGCGTCTTGCCGGTAATCATATGCTTCATCGCGCCGGTTTGGTCGTATTTCTGCTTATTGTTAAAAATTTCTTCAAACAAAATAAACAGTTTCCCCGAGCGGTTACCGGTGTATTTGCTCTCAAGGTCGGACTGCCCCAAAGTGGCGGCATAGTCCCCGTACATCGGCTTGATAATCTGCTCGAACAGCAGCGACTTGCCCGCGCCGTGCACATCGCCGTGCATCACCACCGCCGACGCCATCTTGGCGCCCGGATGCTGCAGCGGATAAGCCAGCCAGCAGTAAAGGTACTGCATCACCAGCGCATCGCCGTTGCACAAATGCGCAATCAGCTCCTGTATCGCTGCGCAGCCCGGAAAAGCCGCCATCACATCCAGCCAGCCCGCACCCTGCGGCAAAGCCGGCAGCAGCTCGGGTAGCTGTTTTTCCAGCGGCAGGCCGCGGTAGATATTGATGTAGTGATCCGGCATCTGCACACCCGGCTCAAACACCACATGGTCAAAGCGCTTGATTTGGCGCGCAGGGCTGTCCACCCACACCTTAAACGCGCTGCCCATCGCCAGCTTGGCCGCGCCCTGGTCGATCATCCGCCATAAGGTATTGTCCCAAATCGAGCTGGATCCGTCCAAATACACATAACGCTCCATCATGCCTTTAACATCATCATCGGCCTGCTGCTGCGTCAGCGCAAAATGGCGTTTGCGCTCGTTGATTTGGTACTGTGTCCAAACATCCGCCTTGCCCCAGTTAAACCAGCTCTCCACCGACGCCTTGTCAAAGTGGGCAATCAAAGCGCGGCGGCTGTATTCGGTGCCGGTCTCTTTTTCCACCGCCCGCTCTTTGCCGGCCACCAGCGCAAATTCCGCTTTCAGCCTCGCCAAGTTGGCCGCCGTGCGGCTCTCCCCCGCCGCCCCGTCGCCGGCTGCGTCCCTTGCGCCATCGTTTTGCGTGGGCTCGGGAGTGCCTTTAAACGGCACGGCATCCGCAAGCGCCTGCGCCACATCCACCAGCTCCCCGCCGTCGGCCAGCGCATCGGCAATATCGTAGCCGTCCGGCCACGTTCCCGGCTGCGGAATCTGCACCATCGACACCGCACAATCCTGCGCCGTCAAAATCTCCGCCACCCGCAGCATCGCCGCCATACCCGGCTGCTTTTCTGCCGGCAGCAGCGGCTTGTTTAAGGCAGCCTGAAATTCCGCCCGTGCCGTATCGTCTGCCAGCTCGCGCAGCTCCTTGCTTTGCTCGCGTGTCAGCGCTTCGTGTTGGCTGTCCGCATCCGGCCACAGCAGCACACGACGCCCCACCAGCGGCGACCAATCGGCCTTATCCACCGCTTTGCAGCCGCCCGACCAACACAGCACCCGCAAATCCATACCCAATCCGTCCGCCCATTCCTGCGCGGCATCGCGGCATTTTTCCCCTTCGACCACCAGCACATCGCCATCCGTCGCCAAGCCTTGCAGCCCGTACAGCGGCCGCGGCTCGGGAAAGGCGCGCCATTTCCACTGCAGCGTCCCGGTTTCGCGCTTGCGCCACAAAGTATGCGGGATGTCTTCTTTGCCGCCGTCGGAAGTGGTAAAGCGCATCACCGCGCCCATCAGGCGGCCGTCGGTGTCCAAATAGCGCGCCACCCGCTGCGGCCGTCCGCGTTTGATGTGCGCGATGTGCATCGGCATCGCATCATCCGGCACCCGCCGCACCCATTCCCAGCCGTCGTCTTCAGGCTGCTTTTTCAGCTTCGCCGCTGCGGCATTGCGCGCATACTGCGGCACCGTCAAATCCATGCGCAAAAGCGATGCTACCGCACGCAGCGCATCGCCCTGCGAGCAGCCGAACAGGTAGGCATACAGGCTGATCAAGTCCCCGCCGGTGTCGTCGGTGGCAAAATCGCCCCAGGCGCCGGTGTTGAGATTGACCGAGAACGAGCCGGCCTTTTTGTCCGAGCGCGTCGGATTGCGCGCCGCATACTCGTGTCCGTTGCGCTTGCCGTCCGGCAGCCACTGCGACAGCAGGCTGTCCGCCGCATTCAGCGCGGCCGATTTGACGGTTTCAAAATCCAGTCTGTCCATAAAATCACCAAATTTTAGGCAAAAAGATGGCCTGCCCCCCTAAGCAAGGCCGGGCAGGCGCGGCGGAAAATCCGCAAATTCCGCTACGGCATCGCGGAAACAGGGGAAACTTTAAGCGGAAGCCAATTCAGGCCAGATTTCCGCAAAATCATTCGGGCGCAAATCGCGGCGGGTTACTTGTCCGTCGGTTATTTTTTCGATTTGGGCGCAGTAGGCAATCGGCACAGGACGCCTGCCGGTAGCCATATGGCTTACAAAACCGACCGAAACGCCCAGCGCATCGGCAAATTTCTGCTGGCTGCCGTAATGCGCGGAAAAATACTCTTTGAGTGTCATCGGCTGTCTCTTTATCAAAAGTAGTGTGATTATATCAAAGATAAATGATAAAGCAATACCCTTGGTAAAATACTTTTGATATAAAGTTAGAACACAACAAACACGGAGCAATAGACATGAACGAAACCCGCAAACAGCGCGTCCGCCAATTAATCGACGAAAGATTCGGCGGCAGGCAGGTTGATTTCGCGCGCGCAGTCGGCAAAAAGCAGGCACAAGTAACCCATTGGCTCACTGACCAGCGGCCAATCGGCAACGGCATCGCATCCGACATCGAAACCGCACTAAACCTGCCGCGCGGCTGGTTGGACGGCAAAGACGGAAGCGCCGATACCAACAACAACCAAATCGCTGCAGCACCCGCGCACTCGCCAGACACCGTGCGCATCGACCATATCGATATCGCTGGGCAATGCGGCCCGGGCGCAATGCCCGAAGACTACCCAGAAGTCATCCGCAGCATTGAATTTCCGTTAGAAACCATCCGCCGGCTGTTTGGCGGCAGTAATATGAGCGGCCTGAGAGTAGTCGGCACACTTGGCGACAGTATGGAGCCGACCATCCCCGAGCGCTCGGCTGGACTGATCGATACCCGCGTCAAAAATTTTGCCGGCGACGGCATTTATTTCTTTTTTTATAACGGCTATCTCTACACCAAACGCCTGCAAATCACTCCGCAAGGTTTGAAAGCATTGTCGGACAATAACCGGTACGAGCCTTTCTTTATTGATGACAGCGATACCGGCACATTCCGCATCATCGGCAAATACTACGGTGTAATATCCGTGCATCTTTTCTGACACAGCCTGCCAAAAAAATCCCCGCAGCCATCTTGGGCGCGGGGATTTTTTTCGTCTTTTCGATATAAAAAATTACCTTCCTAAATAACAAGATAAATAAATGGTAAAAAATAGTTTATCTTTGGTATTGCTTCATTAGTTTACCTTTGGTATATTTCAGCCATCGCAACCAAACAAAACAGGCTGCCCCAAGGCAGCCTGAAGGAGAAAACAAATGACTGAAACCGAAAAACACATTATCGGCATCGCCAAAAAAAGCCACGCCGAAGCACTGGCCGCCGCGCAAAACAGCCACGACGCCTTTAGCGGCTTTCGCGCCGAGCAGCACGGCTGGAAGCTGGTAGGCATCTATACCGTGCTCTATACCCAAAACCAAACCGAAGCCGCCCGCCAAGTGCGTGAGCTGATCGACGATTTGCATAACCGTCTTAATGCCGGAGGAATCCATGCGCTCGACATCCATTAAAACCCTTGCAGCCGCCCTGCTGCTGGCTGCCTGCAGCCATTCCGAGCCGCAGCCCGACACCGATTTCAGGCAGCCTGAAACCGTCCCAAGTGCCGTCGTACTCGAATGCGGCAGCCTGCCCCAAGTCGATCCCAACCGCCAGCCCGAACTGTGGGCGGCCGTCCACGAAAAAGCGCAGGAGTGCGCCTTTGAAGAATACGTCCGCCGCCAAGAGGCGGTATGGGCGGCAGACCCCACCGCCGGCGTGGTGTTGGAACCCGAGGAGTAAAGCGCATGAACCACTGGCTAATCCTGCTCGGACACCAACCGGCACCCATCAGCAGCCGCGGCCGCAAAGTCCGCCCGTTGGACGAAGTGCAAAAGTCCCGGACAAACGGCCGGCCGCCGCATCCGGCGCGCCTGATTCACCCCGACGGCAGCATCCAGGAATTTACCAGTATGGCAGAGCTGGCACGCTGCAGCGGCATATCCCACGTCACCGCCGGCTACGTGGCATTGGACGGTCTGCCGGATGAGCAGGGCAGGCGCATCGAGTGGGTAGGCGAGCCGCCCGAAAGCAAGCGCATCAACCGCCCGGTCAAAGTGATGTACCCCAACGGCAGCATCCAAACCTATGCCAACGCCGTTGCCGCATCCAAAGCAACCGGCATGCGCCTGGCCACCATCTACAACAAACTCAGCCAAGGCAGCCCCGACGCCAAAGGCCGCCGCTACCGGTATGCAGACTGAAAGACCGCCATGCCCGAAAAACACTACTACATCCGCCGCCTGGACAAAGGCTGGGAAGTCGGCGAAATGAGCACCGCCAAAATCGACTTCAGCGGCCACACCCAATCGCGCGAGCGCAAACCCCTGCGCCAATTTAACAGCCTGTCCCAAGCAGACAGCCACTATCGAAAACTTATAGGAGAGCTTAAATGACCCAACAATTTAAATTTGGCGACCGCGTGCTATGGGGAGACAACCCGCAGCCCTTTGTCTATATAGAACTCAGCGACATTGACCCCAAGTTTGCTTGGATTCGCTCTTCTGGCGATCTCCCTTATTTCGTAGTCCTTGGCGAGCTCAAACCCATCCCCCACTCCGACACCGTGCGGCTGGACTGGCTAGCCGACCGCGACAACCACATCGGCAACGTCCAACTGCCCGCCGAGTGCGTAGCGTGCAACCTGCACAGCCTGCGCGATGCAATCGATATGGCTATGCAGATGCAGACGGAGTAAGCCCAAATGCGCTACGCCAGCCTGTGCAGCGGCATCGAAGCCGCATCGCTCGCTTGGGAGCCGCTCGGATGGACACCCGCATGGTTCGCCGAAATCGAGCCATTTCCATGCGCCGTGCTGGCACACCGCTGGCCGCATGTCCCCAACCACGGCGACATGACAAAGCTCGTCGGCCGCATTCTCACCGGCGAAATCGAAGCCCCCGATATTCTGGTCGGCGGCACCCCGTGCCAAGCCTTCAGCGTTGCCGGACTGCGCGGCAGCCTGAAAGACGAACGCGGCAACCTGACCCTTGTAATGATTAGGATTTTAGATGCAATTGACTTTATTCGCGCCCGCGCCGGAAAACCGCCCTGCATCCTTGTGTGGGAAAACGTCCCCGGCGTACTCAACACCCGCGACAACGCCTTCGGCTGCCTTTTGGGCGGACTGGCCGGCGAAGAGCTGGCACTCGAACCGGCAGGGAAAAAGTGGACGAACGCAGGTGCTGTGTTTGGACACCGCCGCCGCATCGCGTGGCGCATCCTTGACGCACAATATTTCGGAGTGCCCCAACGCCGCCGTCGCGTCTTCCTTGTCGCAGGTGCTGGAAGCATCGACCCCGCCGCAATACTTTTTGAGCGACAGAGCAAAGCAGGGCATCCTGCGGCGCTCGCAGATGCGGGGCAAAACCCTGCCGCCGGAATTAATGCAGGCGCTTCAGGCAGCCTGAAAGCGCACCGGATGCTGGGATTTGGCCACTATACCGCCGATGATACTGCCAGCACCGTCAAAGCACGAGATTACAAGTCCGCCACCGACCTGATCGTCGTTCACGGACGGCAAAACCCATGCGTCTCAACTGTTGCCCATACGCTCGATTGCGAACAGAGCGGAAACACCAATGTGCTGTGCATCTCTGGAAACACCATCGCAAGGCAGCCTGAAAACGGCGGCAACGGCCTAGGCGTATCGCCAACCGCCTACACTCTGACCGCATCCGACCGCCACGCCGTACAACACGGCCTGACCGTGCGCCGGCTGACCCCGCTCGAATGCGAACGCCTGCAGGGCATGCCCGACCACCACACGCTAATCCCGTGGCGCGGCAAACCCGCAGAGCAATGCCCCGACGCGCCGAGATACAAAGCAGTCGGCAACAGCATGGCCGTGCCGGTGATGGGTTGGATAGGGCAACAGATTAAAGATTTTTGGAAAGTTTACATTTTTGAAAGGTTAAAAAGATGATTAAAAGGATTTTGAACTGGTTTCAGGCTGCCAAGCCGCAGCCGACCGTATCCGACGCCAGACTGCAAGTCGGCTGTAATTTAGAAGAAGTATCAGAAATGCTGATGGTTTTCGGCGACGAAGCATCCGTCGAGCAAATAACAGAAATTGCCGATTACTACAAAGAGCCGTGGCCGTATGGGGCGGAGCAAGTCGTTTTCAGCGCCGCCGACCCCACCGAACTGCTGGACGCCCTGTGCGACCAAATCATAACCGCCGTCGGCGTTGCCTACATGATGGGCTACGACATCGAGGGCGCACTGGCCGAAGTCTGCCGCAGCAACGAATCCAAGTTTGAAGACGGCAACCCCGTATTTGATCGCAACGGGAAAATTGCCAAAGGCAAAAACTACACCGCGCCTGATTTGGCACGGTTTATTGGAGGCGCCACGCAAATTGAAGAAGTTACATATCCCAAAACAAAAGGAGCGGACCTGTATTTGAAATTGGTATCCGACAAAGGCTATCGGTCGGAAGAAACCCGCCGCATCAGCCCGCACCAGTGGCATCAGATACAGATCATTTTGAATGAAAAGGGAGAAAACGAATGACACCCGAACAAATCGAACAAGAAAGAGCCGCGCTTGAAGCGTGGTACCGCAGATGGGCGGGAGAAGAGCCGACGGTCAATATGGTGTGGGAGTAGGCATGGAAAAAATCAAATACGACCCACCCCGCCCGCGTTTAAGCGCCGAAACCGCCCGGCGTTCCGCTGAAAAATTTGCCGAAATCTATGCGTTTTCATGGCTTATCCGTAGCGCTTCAGAGCAGCCCGACAGGATTGTCGATGACTTGGCCGATGCCGTTGTCAGATTAGACAGCATCGTTCCGGACGGCTACCGACTGGCGCTTGAATTGGACAAGCTGCCGCATTGGCATTTGTATTTCGATGATGTGGAAACACTCCACAACATGAGACTTTTTGTCTGCGACGAAGTGGAACGGGCGCAAAGGATATGGGCGCAGGAAAACAATATCCGACCACCTTACCCGCTGGGTACTAAAGCCGTTTGGCGCTTCGGCAGTCTGAAAAAGCCGGGAACGATAGTCGGCTTGTCCGACCGTGTTACTGCCAGCTATTTGGTGGCGCCTGACGGCGAACAACGGCCGGAATTTTTAATCAGCGTCGCATACGAACGAATCGAGCTGATCCATTAAACCCAAACCAAAGGACAAAACAAATGAAAGCTGTTGCCGAATTTGTCTGGCATCTCGCCAGCACCGCCGCCGGCATCGCCGTACTGCTTACCGCCGGCATCGTTATCTACGCCAACATCCTAACACTGATCAGCAAAGACCCAGATGTCAGGCTGTAATCCACCAATATTTAAACAGGAGATAAAAAAATGGAAATATGGGCAAAACTTTTTGAAAGCCACGGCTGTCAGATACTAGCGTGCAAAGGAGAAGATGACGATGGCGACCCCTGCATCAGTTTTAAGACTATGTTTGGCATCGGCGAAGCGACGTTTGAACTCACCTACAAAACCGAACAGCTGCGCGATGAATTTTTTGATCAGAAATTAGGGCAAGAGTTTATCGACAAAGTTGCAAATGACGCTTTCGGCGTTTTGATTACGCTTGAGGCGGAAGAAGCTGGAGACCCCGCATGAACGGCATCATCACCCTAGACGGCGTCAAAGAGCTGTGGACGCTGCCCGGCAAACGCCCGCCCAGCACCACCACCATTTGGAACTACCGCCGCAAAGGCTGGATACCCCAGCCGATACAGGTCGGCCGCGACAACCTTTACAAGCGCGCCGATGTTGTCCGCCTGCGCAACCAACATCTCGACCTGCCGCCCGAAACCGATATGCAGTAACAACCATGCCGCCCGATTTGGGCGGCATCTTTATTTGCGCCGGTATTTTTCGCGCAGCGCCATCACATCATCGCCCCAGCGCGTCAGGATTTCCCGCCGCTCGTCCAAAAGCTCCGCGCGGTTGTATGCCCGCTGGGTTTTATCCTGTATGGAGTGCGACAACAGCAATTCGCCTACATCGTGCCGCACCTTGTACATCTCGCGCAGATACGTCCGTGCCAAAGAGCGCAGCCCGTGCGCCGTACTGTCCAGACCCATCTTCTGCCGCAGCTTGATGCGCACCGATTCCGACGACATCGGCTTGTCGTATCCCATCCCTTCAAACAGCCACACCCCACGCACATTAATCTCCATCGCTTCGCGGTAGATTTGCAGCAGGGCAGGGGAGAGCGGCACCACATGCGGCCGCGTTTTCATCCGCTCCAACGGTATTTCCCACACGCCCGCCGCCAAATCGATTTCCGATAAGCGCGTCTCCGCCGCTTCCGTCGGCCGCACCATGCTCAACAGCTGCCAATACACCAGCAACCGCGCCCGCAGACCGACCCCGTTCGCCGTTTCCAGCCGCTCAACCAGCAAAGGCAGCTGCCGCCAGTCCAGTGCCGCAAAATGCCGCTCTTTCGGCTGGCGGAACACCTGCCGCCCGATCACCGACACCGGATTGGCCGCCAGCGTCCCGTCGGCCACATAGTAGTCAAACAGCAGATTCAGGCTGCTTTTCGTGCGTTTGAGATAAGACAGTACGCCCCGCGCCTCCATCCCGCGCAGCACATCGACCACCTCCGCCGTCGTAATCGTGCGGATGTCCCGCCCGCGAAACGACGGCAGTACATTGTCTTCCAGCGCCGACAACACCTGCGCCGCATACTTCGGATTCTTGCCGCTGCCCGTCTTGCCGTCCTGCGTGCGCCACAGCTCAAACCAGCGCACCAGGCAATTCTCAAAGCGCCACTTGGCCGCCACATCGTTTGACGCCGCTTTCGGATCGCCGCCGCGCGCAATCTTGGCCAGCATCTCGTCGCGCCAAGCCCGCGCATCCGCCAAACCAAAGCGCGGATACATCCCCAGCGTCGCCGTATCCTGCCGCCCGTCCGCCCGCCGATAGCTCAAACGCCACGACTTGCCGCCACTCGGCAGCACCCACAGCGCAAGCCCGCCGCCATCCGACAATTTGTAGAGCTTTTCTTTCGGCCGCGCAGCCTTGACCTGCGCCAAAGTAAGCGGTTTGACGATTTTAGGCATGATGGTTTTGGTATTTTTGTCTCGATACCAAATAAAATACCACAAAAAAATTAAAAAGATTAAAAAACGGGCGAAAACGTTTTAAAACGTCAGAAAAGAAAAACAGGATAAGTTGTTGAAAACTTATCCTGTTTTATGTAATTTTGAAAGTTTGAAAAAACCTTCAAAAAGTTAGCTGGCGGAGTAGGAGGGATTCGAACCCTCGATACAGGTTGACCCCGTATGCCTCCTTAGCAGGGAGGTGCCTTCAGCCTCTCAGCCACTACTCCGTGAGTTGGAAGCGGCGGATTATAGGTATCGGTGCCAGGTTTGTCAAACAAAGGACGGCGCGGGTGAAGTTTGTCGCGCATTTTGTTAAGAAAATTGTGGCGGTGTTGATTTCGGAATGGGGTAGGGTGCAGGAGAACGCCGTTAAATAAGGCAGCCTGAAAGCGGGAAAACGGCGCCGGCGGCCATCTTTCAGGCAACGTTTTTTCAGGCTGCCTGCTTTGCCATGCGGGCGGAAGGCTGCGATAATCGGCGCCTTTCTCCCCAATACCTACTGCAAGGAATCATTATGGCTTCGCAAACGGCAAACGCCCTCCGCTTCCTCTCTATGGACATGGTCCAACAAGCCAATTCCGGCCACCCCGGCGCGCCGATGGGCATGGCCGATATGGCCGACGTGCTGTGGCGCGGTTTTCTGCGCCACAACCCCGCCAATCCCAAGTTTGCCAACCGCGACCGCTTCGTGCTCTCCAACGG